TAATGGCCACAACCGCCTAGACGCGGCTATTAGAGCCGGCCGCAAAATGATCAATGTGCGGTTTATGGAAGCCGCAGATGCTGCAGAAGCGCGCATTAAAGGCGCAATGCAGAACATTTCCGAAGGCAACGGCACTGCCGTCGACGCAGCAAAAATCATGCGTGATTCGGCAATGACTGCTGAGGACATGATTGCCCAGGGCATGCCGATCCGTAGCGAGGCAGCAGAAAGACTGTTCCTTAAAGCTGCTCCTTTGTCCAAGTTGCCGCAGGAGTTGTTTGACCAGGTCGCCCGTGGCGACATGACGGTCGACATTGGCGCAGCTATCGGCAGCAGTGGCGCTGAAGAGCAGGTCATGCGTGATCTAGCAGCAGCCGCAAAGAAGCAGAAGTGGTCAGCGCAAAAGACTGCAGAAGCGGCAAACATTGCTCGTTTTGCCCAGGTAGAAGCAGCTACTGATCCAAATGCTTTGGCATTGCCAGGCTTTGACCAATTGCTGAGCAGTGATTTCGGCCGCCAGCTGGAAGTGCGTGTTGCAATTCGTTCGCAGCTGAAAGCTGAAATCAACGCTTTGGCTGCAGCAGCGAGCGAGCGCAAGGCTGGTTTTCTTGAAGCTGCCGGCAATGTCATCAATGTCCAGGCGTCAGGTGCTGCGCGACAAGAAGCCATGCAGGGCGCAGCTGTGTTTAATGCGCGGGCAAACATGGTTGGCCCCCTCAGCGACCTGATTACAGAACTTGCGGCACAAGTCACGCCAAAGAAGAAAGCGGTGACTGTTGTCCGCGAAAACCTGCAGCGACTGCGGGGTGTGCTGCAAGAAGAGTTTGCGCCTGCACCACGCCCAGAGCCCGCAGCCCCAGAAGCACGGGCAGAAGCCGCTCTTGAGCCTGCTCCTGAGCCGCAGCCAACACGCCCAGAAATTGACGTAGAGAAGCTGCGCAGAAGCCTGCAGCACCTGTCGCAGGAAGAATTTGACCGGGTACTCGAAAAGCTGCAGGCGTCTGGTGGCCGGATCACGTCTAACCCGTCACGAATTAACGAGCCAACTGTTGAGCAGCCTGTCGACAACTCTGCCTGGTCTGGACTGAACGAAAGGCAGATTGCAAAGCTCAAAGCAATGAGCCCTGTAGAGCGGGCTGCTGAGCGGACGAAACTGCAAAAAATGATTCTTGGCGATCGCGCCAAAGCCAACCGTGAAGCCAAGCGTGCTCAGCAACAAGCTGATGAGGAAAGAAGCCTTGAGCTTTTTAAGGATGAAGGCGCTCTGGCAGATGGCACGATGTCGGAAGAGCAATTCAACGCAAAATACGGGCCTGGTGCCGCAACAAGCGAAGAGCCTCCGTTCTTTGCGCCTAAGCAAAGCGAGGTAGCCAAGGTCAGGCGCGAGCTTGATCGGGATGCCTATGCCCGCCAGGCAATCGCTTGGCTTGAAGCAAACACAGAGGCGCCGCGTGCAGTGTCTACGCCGCAGACGCCGCCAACAGTGCCGTTTAAGTACGGCTCACCGCGCTACCGCTCGACGGTGTTGCAGTGGGAGTCAGACGTTGATGCCCTTATCTACAGCGTGACCAAGACGTCAGGCCGTCCCTCTAAAAACAGGGACAAGTTTTTGAACTACCTGCAGAACGACCTGGGCCTGCATGAAAACGTGATTCGGGAAGCTGGTGCTCGCATCCGTGCTGACCTTGGCAACAACGCAACTGGCGATACCTATACCGTTCCTGACAGCGGTGTCTGGCGTGAAGGCGGGCAGCTGGCTGATCTCCCCCCTGTCAGCAGCACCCGTGGCGCAGGCCAGCTGGGCCAGGACTACACAGGCCGCAACGTTCTTTCATCGCAAGAAAAAGCCGCGTTGTCGGGAGAGATTACGCGAGTTGCAGGCGTTGACGTCAATATCGAGTTTGTTGACAGGCTTGAGGGTCGGTTCACCCCTGCCCAGGCCCGTGCTTACGGCGGCAAAAAGGGTCAGGCCTACTCAGCCTCAGGCATGTTCATCCGTGGCCAAAAGGCTATGGACGATGTAATTAAGGTTGCGATGTTCCATAAAGCGAATCCGCTTTCTTTCACTCGCACGCTAATTACTGCATACCACGAGGCATTTCACCGCCTACAAGATCTTTTTCTATCAAGGGGTGAGCTACAAATTCTTCGCAATGCAGATAACCAGATTCGGGAATTAGCGGCGAAGACTGTCCCAGAGCAGGCTCAAGCAATACTAAGTGGGCAAATTGGAAGCAAAGAAGTACAGGCAATGGCCTTCAGTGGCTGGTGGAAGTTTCGCGACCTATACAAGAAAGCAACCTGGGCTCAACCTTTTACAAAGATTTCGCAGATTGCAGAGGCTGCTGGTAACTGGTTGCTAGGCCGCGGTTATCAAACCTGGGACGACGTATTTGAGAACGCGTACCAAGGCGACATTGCAGCGCGGCGTGCAGAAGAAGGCATGGAGCTGGAGCCACAGCTGGCCGTGCAAATGCCTGACCCTGATGACGTCTCGCGCAAAATTGCTGAAAACATGGAAGCCCTGAAGAAGGGCGACATCACAATCGAAGAGCTGCTGCAGGACGACATCCGTCGCTATGCCAGCCGCAGCGGCAAGACCCGCTACATCGAACTAAGCAACGACGAGCTTGCTGCTTCCTTTGACGCTGTGCGTCGTGGCATTTCTGGCGACTTCTTGGACCGTGCTGACCTGACTGGTCGCGACACATATACCGACGAGCAAATCAATGGCAAGGCCATTGAAATCCTGAGCGAAACAGGTGCTGACCCTGACCGCCTAATTGAGATGGCAGACCGCGCTTTGCGCGGTGACTTGCAAGCAGGTGATGACCTTGGCTCTATTAGAGCAACACAGATCCTGCTGGACGCTGCCAACAACGACGCAGCGATTGCAGCAATTAACTACACAGGCGCGACAACTGCAGCAGATAAAGCGTCTGCGGCAAGCAAGCTGTACGCCTCTATCAATGACTCGCTCAAGATTGGCGCGGCATACGCCGAGATGACGCGAGTGGCAGGCCAGCGCTTGCGCATTGCCCAGATGGATGCTGACCCCAACATCCTCAACTCCAAGCTGATTCCTGGCGTCAACTTGCAGCACGCCACGACAGAAGCGGCAGGCAAGGCCGCTCTTAAAGAAGGCTTGCAACCAACAGCTGGCCCCCTTGGCGACGGTGTCTATTTCACGGCAAGCACCAGTGGCTACGAAAACATGGCTGGCTACGGCGGCGCCCTGGTCGAGGGCACGCTGCAGAAGGACATCAAGATCATGGACCTGCCGTCCATGGATAAGGATCTTGCCGACCTGCTCAACGACCTTGACTTAGGCCGCATGCGGGAAGGGCCAAACGGCCTTGAGCTGACGCCTGCACAAAAGGCAGGGCTGCAGGACTACGTCACTGGCTTGGGCTACCAAGGCCTGCGGCATGAGCCTGAAATGATTGGCCGCCAGGGCGGGCCGGTCGACGAGGTTGTCATCTACGACGTCAATGCTGCAAACCGTGTCGTTGGCTCGGAAGCGGAAGCCGTGCCGCCTAACCAGCCAGCCAAATCAGCAGCAGAGCAGTTTGTCGAGACGACAGCTGACGCAGGCAACATGCTTGATCGGGTTCTACCTGCAGAGGTAGTCAATGCCGTCAAGCAAAACCAGTCGACAGCAAGCACTGACGAGGTGATGAAGGAGCTGGCTGAGGTTGCCATTCAGGCAAAGAACGACAAGAAATATCAGGCCAACATGCTTAACCACATGCGTGACGCCGCGCCTGGCTCGGGCATTGCGCAGAACATCAGGCAGTTCCATGTCATGTCGATCCTGTCTGCGCCGCGGACTCATTGGACGATGTTGCTGGGCAGCTCGTTTAAAGCCGCCACCATGCCACTTACCACTATTTTTGGCGGCGCTGTTGACGCAACACGTTTTGCTGCGACAGGGCGATTTGCTGAGGCAAAGGCTGCTACGCAAGCCACTGGCGTGGGATTCCGCATGTACGCCAAATATGTTTCCAATCTCAACTACGCACTGCGTCTTACCGGCTCGTCGTTTATTCACAACGAAGCCTTTGTAAACCTGGGCGTTGACTACATCGGCATGGATCGCCGGCTTGTTGATGGGCCAAAGCAGGGAAACCTGCAGGACATCCAAATGGCTGAGATTGAGGACGGGCAGTGGTATATGGACCGCAACAACCCGAACTTTGTCGCAATAGCTGTTAATTACATTCGCAATGCAACGCCACGGTCAGCAGCAAGAGACGCGACTGGCGCTGCAGCACGCGGCATGAAGGCTGTTGTTGGCCGTCCGATCACAATGATCGACACGTTCATCAACGGCTTGGTCGGTCCTTCGGCTGAATGGGCGCGATTGATGGATGAGCAGCTGGAGCATGCAGTGCAGACCGGCGTTGGCAAGCCAGGCTCTAAAGAAGTGTGGGACTTTGCCAACGCTGAAGCAGAACGGTTGCTGCAAAAGCAATTCCGTGACGTCACCATGCCTAACGGCGCAGTAATCAAGAAGGGGGCTCTGACTGGAATCCACGCAAAGAACGTGATGGATTACGTCAACTTCACTGACCCGTTGGACATTGTGCATGAGCCGCGCACATATCAGATGGGCATCCGCAAGGCGCGGCAAAAAGGTTTGACCGACCAGCTCGACATTCACAACAGTGCTCTTGCCTATATGAAGAGTGGTTATGAAGGGCGCCCGGCTATGGCTCCTTTGTGGGCTCCGTCTCGCGCAGCCGGCAAGCTTGTCAACGACTACCCGCTGTTTGGCGTGATTTACGCGTTGCCGCGCGGCCCAGTCAACATTCTTAAAGCAGCTATACGCATGACGCCTGGCGGTGGAGTGCTGACAGATACGTTCTGGCGCGACTTCCACAGTGAGGACAAATTTACGCGGTATAGAGCTGTTGGAGATGCAGCACTTGGCACGTTTGCAATGGCAAGCGGCTTAATGTTGATGCAATCTGACTGGATCAGAGTAACTGGTTTTGACCCAACTAATTGGCGTGAGCGTTATACAGGCGCAAAGGCTGAATACACTGGCTACCAAGGCAGTTCAATATCATTTAGGATTCCTGGCACCGATCAATTTACGCCACAGTTCAGGCTTAATGCGTTAGATCAATTAGCCACAATTTTTGGCATGCTTGGCGAATACAAGGAGATGGTTCAAAATGTTCCGTATGAGCAAGCTGAAACTTTAATTGCGCAAAAAGCAGTTGCAGTATGGCACACAGCTCGTGAATTAGGTCCGTCTAAATTTAACTCTCAAATACTCGAGCCGTTTCGTCGACTTATTGATTTGTATTCTGACGTTATTGAAAACAGTAGGTATGGCAAAAAAGAAGGCAGGGTAAACGCATTTACTAAATACATTGCAACCAATCTGCGTGCGTTCATGCCAAACACGTTTGCTGCTGCACGCGTTGGCCCTCAACTCAAGCCGCCTGGTCCTGCTACTGACAACCCCTTTTTTGCTATTCCAATGCAAACTGCGCAAATGATGCGCATGCGTTTGCCTGGCGCAAGCAAAGAGTTTCCGCCGCAGCGCCATCCATTTACAGGCGAGCCTATTCCTATGCCACAACCGCTGGGCATGAACTTGATCCCTGAAGATCAATGGTTCTTGCGCAGCGCTTACAACATGTTTACCCCTTTAAACGCGTTTCCCACACGCGTGCTGTCTGACAACCCAATTGACGTTGAGCTGCGTCGCTTGTATGGCCAAGGCTCTATGGAAACGTGGTGGTCTGACACCGCGTTTGGCCCTGAGCTTCCTAACCGTGTGCTGTCTCCGCAAGAACTCGATCGCCTGGAGGTGCTTGGCACTCAGGTCGTACGCATGACTGGCGACGAGGTGGATTCAGAAGGCAAGTTGCTGGCTGAAGAAATTCTTGACCTAATCACTAAAAACATCACCTACAAGGAAGCGCCAATCGGTGGCAACTCAGCCAACTTTGAACGTCCTTCTGAGGACTACCAGTCGGTGCGGTTGGCCAAAATCAAAGAAGTGTTCAACAGATATGTCAGAGAAGCAAAGCTGTTGTTGGAAGAGGAAAGCCCAGCGCTTAAAGCAGAGCTGACTGAAGCCAGGCAAAGACGGGCTGACAATGCTTACATAAAGGGCAGGACATCACTTGACATCCAGCGTGCTGCGCCTGCTGGAGCCCAAACCTTCATTGACGCTCTGAACTGACCATGCCCTACGCATACAACGTCTACACCGGCAATGGCAGCGCCACTCAGTACACCATTGGCTTCCCCTACATCAGGAAGGAGCACGTCAAGGTTTTCGTCAACTACGTCGACACCACCTTCACCTTCGCCAACGACACCACAGCGCAGCTGTCGTCGGCACCTGCCAACGGCGTACGGGTGGAGGTACGTCGAGTTACGCCCGCCGACAACGTCCTGGTCGACTACACCGACGGCTCGACGCTAACGGCTGCTGACCTAGACACCAACGCACTGCAGCAGCTCTACCTTGACCAAGAGCTAGACGATGCGCAGAAGCAGGTCGTCACGATTAGCAGCACCACTGGTTTGCCGACGCTTGGCAACCAGCGGCTGACCAACGTATCTGACCCGACAGGGGCGCAGGATGCAGCCACGAAGAACTACGTCGACACCAACTTCCAGCCGCTTGATGCTGAGCTGACTGAGCTGGCGACCATGTCGTCTGGCACTGCCAGTGCGTTGGCGGACCTGACTCAAACAGAGACACAGATCCTTGACGGGGCGACTGTCACCACAGCAGAGCTGAACACCCTTGATGGAATTACTGCGTCTACAGCAGAGCTCAACAAATTAGATGGCGTTACCGCTGACACGGCCGAGCTGAACAAGCTGGACGGCGTGACTGCCAGCACGGCTGAGATCAACATCCTCGATGGCGTTACGGCAACTGCTGCTGAGATCAACAAGCTTGATGGGGTTACTGCGTCTACGTCAGAGCTAAACACGCTTGACGGCGTGACTGCGACAGCTGCTGAAATCAACAAGCTGGACGGAGTCACTGCAACAACGGCAGAGCTGAACTTTGTCGATGGCGTCACCTCTGCAATCCAGAACCAGATTGATGGCAAGCAGCCTCTGGATTCTGAGCTGACTGAACTGTCGACGATGCAGAGCGGCACGGCATCTGCCCTTGCCGATCTGACTCAGGCAGAAGTGCAGGTGCTCGATGGCGCCACGCTCAGCACTGCAGAGCTAAACAAGCTCGACGGCGTTACGTCTACCACTAACGAGCTCAACATTCTTGACGGCGTTACTGCCACCACTACTGAGCTCAACGTCACTGACGGCCTGACCGCATCCACGTCAGAGCTGAACCAGCTGGATGGCAAGACGATTAGCAGCACGCTGACACCTGCCAACACCAACGACATTCCCACCAGCTCAGCAGTCAACACGTTTGTGTCTGGCTTGCTCAACGCCCTGGGCGGCTTCGTCGCCATTCCAAACGAAACCAGCTTTCCGACAACTAACCCTGACCCCAGCGATAACGCTGGCACGGTGGTGTCGATTGCTGATGCCGGTGGCGTTGTTGTTGATGCAAGCGGCGTAAGCACCACTGGCCGCACAACAGGCAACGTCACAGTCACAATCAACGGCTTCCCCAGCAGCCTGCAAAGCACCACGCTGGGCGCCGGCCTGGGCCTGCAGGTGCAGACCACCAGCACGCTCAACACTTACACCTATCACAAGCTCATTGCTAAAGAGGCTGATGTTGTCCAGCTCAGCGATGACATCAATGATTTCAACGCTCGCTATCGCGTATCTGACACTGCGCCGACCACTGATTTAGACGCTGGCGACCTGTGGTTTGACAGGACCGCAGGCAAGATGAAGGTCTACGACGCCAACGATTCTGCATGGGAAGAAGTGCAGTCTGTCGGCAACTTCTTCATCAACACGCTGTCGTCGTCAAGCGGTACAGGCGGCGGGTCTGCCACGTTCAACGGCAGCGCCTATCGGTTCACCCTTAGCAACGCTGGTGCTAACGCCCAGCAAATGTTGGTCAGCGTCAACGGTGTAATTCAAAAGCCAAACAGCGGCACCAGTCAGCCGGCTGAAGGCTTTGCAATTGAGAACAACGACATCATCTTTGCTGCTGCACCTGCTTCTGGCGCTAGCCACTTCATCATCACCCAGGGCTCGACGGTCAATATCGGCCAGCCCAGCAACAACACGGTCGACACGTCAGAGCTGGTTGATGGTGCTGTCACTAACGCCAAAGTCAGCAGCAGTGCAGCTATTGCTGGCACCAAGATCAGCCCGAACTTTGGCAGTCAAAACGTTGTAACGACTGGATCGGCTGGCATTGGAACGACGTCGCCTGGAAGCTTTAACAGTGATGGCAGAAACCTAGTCGTCGGTACGGGCTCAGGCGGCCAAGGGATGTCAATTTATAGCGGCAACTCCAGCTACGGAACCATTTATTTTGCAGACGGCACTTCTGGGGATGCCCTTTACCAAGGCGGGGTTCTTTACAACCACGCTAGTAATTTCATGCGGCTCGATACCGCTGGTGCAGAGCGGATGCGAATCGACAGCTCTGGGCGCGTTGCTATCGGCCACCAAAGTCCTTCTGATCCTCTTCACGTTAAAGGTGCTTCTGGCATTCAGTTTTCTATAGATACACCATCTGGCGGGCAATATACCCAGATGAGTTTTAGAAACGATGGCACTCAAAAAGCTGCTTTGTGGTGGAACAATAGCTCTACATCGCTTGAAAGTTATGTTGCTTCAGGCCTTTTTAAGTGGAACATTGGCAGCGAAAAGATGCGTCTTGACAGCGCGGGGCGGTTGATGATCGGGACGACAACTGTAGGAAATAGTGCTGCTGATGATTTAACTATTGCAAATTCTGGCTTCGCTGGAATGACTATCAGGAGCAGTAGTTCAACTGCTGGAACAATATATTTTGCGGACGGGACAAGTGGAACCGAAAATTATCAAGGGATTGTTCAATATGTGCACAGTACAGACGAGCTTCAATTTTACACAAATTATGCTGGAGATAGCAATCCCAGGATGCGTATCAACAGCGCTGGGCATGTAGCTATCGGCACATCAACAGTTAACCGCACTTTCCAAGTTGGAAAAAATGGTGCAGAAACTTTTGAGCTTGAGCCAGGCGAATCAGCTAACAACAACCTAAGTCTGCATTTTAATCGCAACACAAATCAGTACATAACCAACGAAGTTCGTGCATGGGACCACACGTTCCTGCACCAAACATCTGAAAAAGTACGAATTGGCAGCAATGGCCTTAGCTTTAACGGCGACACGGCTGCTGCAAACGCTCTCGACGATTATGAAGAGGGCACATTTACGCCAACGGTCGTGCCAAGTTCAGGATCATTTACTACGGCAGTTTATGGCATAAGAGACGGGCATTATACAAAAATTGGAAGAATGGTTTATTTCCAAATTCTCGTCAATTTTTCAAGCTTTAATCGTGGATCAGCCAGTGGCAGTGTAACTATTACAGGGCTACCTTTTAACCGAGCGAACAATACTACAGGTATAGCAAATGTTGGACAATGCAATAACTGGATTAACCCGCCTACTGGTGGCATCGTGGGCGTTAATAGCATTACACTTTCAGAAGGTACTAGTACAGGATTCAATAATGATTTTAATGAGGTTTCTGATATGGGAACAACTACAGAAAATAGAGTCCACATGAATGGGTGGTATATGGCAGCTACATAAGCCCGCAATGGCTCAAAACTACGCCTAAACCTGTTTCGTCTGGAGGACGTCCCTAATGGCTATTACAAAACGACTCGAATACAAAGAAGAAATCCTGCCTAATCAGGTCATTCAAATTCGTACTACCACTGTGGTCGAAGAGGATGGTGTTGAGCTGGCACGCAACCACCACCGCCACGTTGTTGTGCCTGGTGACGACGTAAGCGGCGAGGTCCAGGAGGTGCAAGACATTGCAGCAGCTTTGTGGACGGCCGAGGTAATCTCTGCCTATCAGGCCAGCGTTGCTTCCTCTACCCCTGGTGAATGACCATGACACTCACTCAAGTCACCACTGGCGGCGTCGATGAAAACATCAACATCGACAGCAATACTCTGAAGGTTGACAGTACAAATAACCGCGTTGGAATCGGAACGGCGTCGCCTGCTGCAAACCTTCACGTTGTAGGAAGTTCTGGTTTAGGAGCTATCCAAATTGGCAATGGCGCTTCGGATGCTCAGTATCACTATATCAATTTTGGTGGAAATTCCAATAGTCACAATGCTTGGCAAATAGGTCGGTCGCCTAGTGGGGGAGTTGGACCTGCAAACGGATTTTATATTTATGATCTTAAAAACAGTCAAACTCGATTAGCTATTGACAGCTCTGGCAATGTTGGTGTTGGGGCAACACCAAATTCCTTTTCTAATTACACCACAGTCACTATTGGTGGAGCGTCTACTGGTTCGGGCATTGATCTCGAAAGAAGCGATGGAAACATTTATGGCAGGGTTTTTGCAGATGCGGCTGGGCTTCAGATTCAAGCAGCTCAATCTGGAGATGCCATTCGATTTGAAACTTCTGGCGACACCGAGCGGATGCGCATCGACAGCTCGGGTCAGTTGTTAATTGGAAAGACAAGTGGCTCGTATCCACTTGAAGTGGGCGGCGTATCTAATCCAAATATCAGGTGCGATGGTGGTTCTTCTAGCGGTCAACGTGGACTAATCTTTGCCTATAATGGAACTAATTTTGGTTCAGTTGGGCAAAACCCACAAAGCGGTGAACTTACAATTAGATCCGGTGAATCTGGCCAGACTGGTTATTACATTACTTTAGAAACTGGCGCAACCGAGAGGATGCGTGTTGACCAGAATGGTGTTGTAGGTATCAACAAATCTACTGGACACACGACCGGTGGCTTTGCTTCTCCTCAGCTTTCTATTAAACAGTCTGCAACCGATTGGACGGGCGGCATACATTTAGAAAGCCAAGGCAGCTCAAAACTTGGCTGCATTGCTAACACCGAAGATGGACTGCAGATTAGTCAGTCATATAGAACCTCTAACGATGGAGGCGCATACAAGCCAATTATTTTCCGTACCAGCGGCAATGAGCGAGTGCGTATCGACAACTCGGGCAAAGTTGCCATCGGCACGTCGGTTACTACTGCTGATTTGAACGTTTACGGCCCTGCTTCAGGCGTGCTAATTCAAAACAGCAACACCGGCACTGGTGCTAATAACGGATTGTTGTTCGGCAGCTGGGGTGGGTCTACGGGTTATGTATGGAATTACGAAAACGACAATATCCATTTTGGCACTAACAACGTCGAAAGGATGCGACTTACGAGTGATGGAAGATTGAATGTTGGCCACCAAGCTGGTGCTACAAATACGAAAGCATATTTTAATTCAAGCGGTATATCACAAACTATGTATGTCCAGGCCACAGGCTCTGGTTCAACATATGGAATATATTCGTATGTTTATGGAGGCAACAGCACGCAATATGCTCTTTATGGGCAAGTAAATACACAATCAACACAAAGTTCTGGCGGCATATTGGGGTATTCCATTAACAGCAATACTTACGGAATTATAGGTTACTGGAGCGGCTCTTCTTATTATACTCTTTACGGTAATGGCGTAGTTGCTGGGTCGTCTTTTACAAGTGTTTCTGATTCGCGCTTAAAAGATGTTGATTCAAATTTGACAGGCTGCTTGAGCAAGCTTGCAAACATACAGCCTGTTAAATACACCTGGAAAGAAAACAGCCAGCAACGCCGGTCTGTTGGAGAAGGTGTAGAAATCGGCATGTTGGCCCAAGAGGTGCAAGCTCAATTCCCGGAGCTTGTTGCAAGCGTCAACAACGGGCAAATCAATGGTTCCAACCCCGAAACACTAAACGAGCAGCTAGGTACAACGTTGCACATTGACTACAGCAGAATGACTGCTGTCTTGGTTCAAGCTCTAAAAGAAGCTAAGGAACGGATTGAAACCCTTGAAACAAAAGTTGCAGCTTTAGAAGCTGCAGGTTGAATTACTCTGACCCCATTGCTTTCTTCTTATGTCCACCATCACCTGGAAAGTGAACACGCTTTCTCGCACACTCAGCACCGGCCGCGTCGACTCTGTGCATTACTCCGTTGATGCACGGTCTGACGACGAGGTGTATTCCGCTGGCGCCTACGGCGAGCTTGCTCTTGAAGGCGACGTAACTACTGCGTATGCCGACCTTGACGAGGCAACGGTGGTGGGCTGGGTCAAAGCCGCCCTGGGCGACGACAAAGTCGCGGAAGTCAACGCTGCCTTGGAAGCGCAGCTGACAGAGCAGGCCACTCCAACCACTGGCACGGGTGTGCCCTGGTAAGTAGTTCTACTAACGTCTGCGTGTTTTCTTCTGATAAACATGAAGCGCTTTCTGATTGCTGCTTCTGTCGTCGCTGGGGCGCTTGCATTGGGCGCCCCGTCTGCGAACGCAGAGGGCAAGATGTATGCGAACCCCGAGTTCGTGACCGGCTTCTCCGGCAGCAGCTCCAGCGGCAGCAGCCTTGACCTGCACGTTGGCTACAAGGACGGCCCCTTCTTTATCCAAGCCGGCCCTGCCATGAGCAACGACACCACCAGCACTGACTGGGGCTGGTCAGGCAAGGCTGGCGTCAGCGGCCAGGTCGACGACCAGACCAACCTGTACGCCGAGGTGGGCTTTAGCAAGTTTGACGGTTCTGACACCGGCAGCTACGTCAAGACTGGCGCAGTCATTGACTTCTGATAGGTGGACCCACTGCAGCTGCCATCCATACAGCTGCCTGGGTCTATCGAGCTTCCGAGGCCATCAATTGAGGAGCCGGTCTTTCCGGCTCCCTCTCACCCGCTGCTAATTCCGCCCAGCGTCCCGCCAAAGAAGCCACCTAAACCGCCAAAGCCACCGCAAGGTGTCGATCAAAGCGCACGCGATGCTGCCAAGAAGCTGCAGAAGCAGATCGAGCAGCTAAACGAAAACATCCAGGCGCAGCAAGAAACGATCGACCTGCTGGTCAATCCGCCTGTGA